TAATTCATTCTTCATTTGTTATATCATATAATAAAACATATAAGTTGTTTTATTATATTTCATTGTAAACTCAAAATATTTAAGCACTAATACGCTTAGTAGGAATTTTAACATCAACCAAATAGATAGAGTTCTCAGTCATGATAATAAACTCCCTTCCCACTTGATATATCTTTGAGATAGGGCTTGTATACTCTTCCTCATTTTTTACAAGAAGTTTTTCTTGGGTTTCCTTTACACCAATTAAAACACTTTTTTCAAGAGAATCTGTCCAATAATCCATCATTACTGGTTTATCCTCAACAATGGCTAATTTCATTACGTGCTGCAGAGTGGCTGCATCGGGTAATCTGTACCCGTCCGGGTTGGCATTATTATTAGATGCATCTGTGAATGTTGACATATTTAAATGATTATATTAATATAATAATGGAATACTTTAAATACTTATTTAAAAAAGATATTTTTCTATAGTATTTATGTATATTAGAATGAATTACACAGACTCATCTATATTGGATATTACCAAATCGTATATATCTATGATAAATCAATTTATAGATGCGTTCTTACAAATCTCATTTGAACCGGCTGCAACCCCGTCTATTGAACAATACGATTGTATGTTATATATAGGAATTAACCTAATATATCGTGTATATAAATATGGTTTACTGAAATTTAAAAATATAAAAACAGCCGAATATTATTCTCAAAAGGCACATGTGTTTTTCATTGAGTATACAGAACAAATCTATAACCATGAACTTACATTTAATATAAATCATAATGATGCCATTTTGTTTATTTATAGAAAAACGGTTTTTGACTTTGATAACATAGATTCAAAGCAAGGAAATGATAAAGTGGTAAATATGTTCTCATTAAAAGAATCAAATGAAGTAATACCAAATATAGAAAATTGTATATCTCATTTACAACAGTTACATATTTTTGTGAATACACTTGTGCAATGGAAAAATAAAGAAATTACAACAAATAATCGTATTTATATATGTAAAGAATATCTACAAAAGGTGTTAAAAAATATTGATTTCATAGAAATAATAACATGCCATTTAGAATATATTTGTAATGATAGCAAAATATCATTTTCAAAATATTGTATGTTATTGGACGAGACGGTTATTTTATTAGATTCTAAAACATGTAATCATAAATTAAACAAAAATGCTATAATTCTTATGAAATATTATACAGGTTCTCCATATATTCAAGAAAAAATAGATAACAATCAAATAAAAGAACTGGTTTTATGGTTATATGGACCGACTATTATGTAAATACACATTTAACAGATAATATTATCATTATAATATTCACGTGTCATGATTACTTTTTTCTTTCTTAATTTCGTTTTCTTTTCCTTTGTCTGCACAATCTCATTATTTACATATATCAAGGGATATTCCTCATATAACATTTTTTTTATAAAATCATAGACAAAATATAACTTTTCTTCTGTACAATTGCCGACAATTAAACAACTACCCGTCCTGAAAATCATAAACGATACCTCTGTGTATTTTTTTGCATCCCCGAGTTCATTCATTTTCATTGTCCTATCTTCTTTCATTAATTGTCCTCGTTGAGTTATAATGTCAAACCCGGTTTCATTATTGAAATAGAATTTACACTTTACTCCAGGATAACTACATGGGTCATATGCAGTTTCTATACAATATTTATTACTCCTTAATATAGAATACAGTTTGTCGCGATTTATATAGTATCCACAATTAAAATTAGAATTAATCAATACATTACAATCCTTTGTAGTTTTCACATATTCTATAGGTGTCTCTATATAAGGCCTCAAATAATCAAGTAGTTGTTTTTTTACCATATCTAAAATAGTCAGATTTAAAATGCCCGGGATTTCTAATTTACCTGTATTAAATACCTTAATATGAATTTCACGAAATTTATCCTCAAATTTAAACCGTAAAATGATTGCAAAACAATTATAAAATGCATTTTTTACTTTTCCACGACAATTCATAATATCCTTTTTAGACATCCCTACTGTTATTTTGCGTTCATCTTTGTACTTAATTCTCCTGGCCGTTGGATTATTTAATTGTTTTACTATATTTTCTCTATAATATTGAATGGTGGAAATCCGTTCAGTATAAACTTGAAATTCTTCTTCACTATTACATACTATTTTCATTTGTTTTTTTACTATTCCATCACTTGGTGTACCGTAATCAATTATAGGCAATTTCCAAAATATATTCGCAATATCAATGGGCTGGTTCAAAAATAATACCTTGGTTGTAGTTGAAATATATAATTCCTCACATGTTGGTGCTGTAAATTCGGGAGTAATAGTAGTTTCGTCAACTGCTGTATTGTTTATATTATCGATTACATCACTATCGCCCGTTATCATGAACGAGTTCCATTCATCGTCTATTGACATCTTTACTATTTACTTTCTTTATATTGTACCTATACACTTCTTTATATTGTATTACATAACTGTCTTATTATCAATTTTTTAGGAGTCGCCTTAAAAAATTGATATTAATACAGCTGCATATTATACAATAAATATATACAATCATGGGAAGATTTTACACTGGTGATATTGAAGGGAAATTTTGGTTTGGAGTTCAACCCAGTGATGATGTTGAGAATTTGGTAACTATTACAGGAAATACCTATTATTATTGGCACGTGTGCGATTGTATAGCTGAACTTGATGAGTATTATTGTAGACAATGTTATGGAACCAAAGAAGATCATATTGAAGCAGCAATAGAAGAAGACGTTTATGAAGAGAAACGCCTATATTACGAAGATTGTTCTCATGGATATAGTATGGATAAATCAACACATTATGAAGAATTACTAACGAATATGGAAAACTTGAAAAAAGAAATCCCAGAAGAAATTATCAAAGAAATTGAAAATATTGAACAAAATGATAAAATATTGGATGCATTTACAGGTGTATTTGATAAAGTTGATACAGCTTTATCATTCATAAATAAGATTGAAGAAGACAACACAGAAAGACAACGATTAATGTTGTTAATTTCCAGATATATACTGGGTTATCAAATTGAATATTGTTTACGAACAACCGATTCTTGTAATATTAGTTGTGAATATTAATTTCATTTCAAATGTGTATATTCGTTCATTTGTAATATAACCTATACATGCTTCATATAATTTATTATATTCTCACAATCCGTACCATCCATGTGCATAATCACTTCTATATCACGTAAATATTTGGGGGTTATCTTTTCAGGATGATTACGAACAATATAGTCGTAATATTGTTTTATAATGGTTTTTTTATCTACGTTATATGTTATGCTAATATCATGTATATATTTTTGAATATCAGTATCGCTTATATCTTCTATTATTTCTTTTAATTTTATCCATATACTGGTTGTTATAATATTGGATTCAATGCAATTTCCATTTTGATGCAACTGAATAAAATTAATCATACTGCGTATATCTGAGTTATGCATTTTTTGTATTTGTTCAATCGTTTCCATTGTAATTTCTAACTCTTCACTATTTACAATATCTTTGATAAACTGATGGATTGAATTAGTTGGTAATTGGTTAAACCGTATACATATAAACTCATTTTTTAAGGATTCGTCTACTTTACTGATATAATTACATATTAAACAATATCTTACGTTAAATGTAGAGGTTTGTAATAAATATTTCAATGCATGCTGAGCATTTTTTGTCATATAATCAACCTCATCTAATATTACAAATTTTATCCCATTACTGAAAAAACTATTCGTTTTCACAAATTGGAATATTTGATTTCTTATTATATCTATACCACGTTCATCTGATGCGTTCAAATGAATTACAGACCCTTTACTATTTGGATTGTATTTTACATTATATTCATTTATTAAGTTGATTATTGTCGTCGTTTTTCCCGTACCGGGTGGACCATAAAACATCAAGTTCGGAAAATAACCACTTGATAATATATTGTTGAATATTGTGCGATTTGTTTCATCCAATACTATATCGTCAAATTTTGTTGGACGGTATTTTTCCACCCAAGGAATATTTTCATGTCTATTATTCATATGAGTAATACACATGTATAATTTTTATATTATTCAAATACTATCTTATAATAAAATTGATTTACGTATATTTCAACAATTATTTTTATAACATCTTATTATAATGGCCGAATCAGGACGTTTAGACCTTATTTTAGGTTCTATGTTTTCTGGAAAAACCACTCGGTTAATCAGTCTATATAATGAATTTAAAAACAAAAATATTAACGTTATTGCTGTTAACTTTGCAGATGATACCAGATATCATAAAACAATGTTATCTACACATGATAATGTTATGATACCATGCATTCAATGCCATAGTCTTAATGAAATTCTGCATACAGCTGATGTAAAAAATAGTTCTGTTGTTTTAATCAATGAAGGTCAGTTTTTCCAAGATATTTTTGAAGTATCTGTTAAATTAGTTGAAACTCTACAAAAACATGTTGTTATATGTGGCCTTGATGGGGATTTCAAACGAATTAAATTTGGTAGATTATGTGATTTAATTCCGTTTTGCGATTCTATTATTAAATTACATGCTAGTTGCAGTTGTGGTGAAAAAGCTATATTTTCACATAGAATTACGGATGAGGTTGAACAAGTTGTTATAGGCTCATCTAATTATATTCCATTATGTCGCGCTTGTTATATAGATATTAATAATTTATCTATGGTAGAATGTACAGGATGTGAAGAACGTGTATTACTAAGTGATACACAGCCATTTATAAGAGATAGATTTATATGTGAGTCTTGTGTAGATCCTGTTAGTGAAAACTATCACCTCTACCAATTATGCAATGTATGTGACAAACTTTATTATGCAAGTCCATGTGATTGGGATATGAACGAGCTATATACCCAGACGACTGATTATGATGGAGATGCATGTGATTTGTGCTTGCCTGGAATCATACGGGATATTGGGGACAATAACAGAGTTGATATTGATGATGTATTTTGCCTAAGTAGTTGTAGTGATAATGATGATGATGAGAACAAAACGTAAGTAAATCAGGTAAATATATGACATATTTAATCCGTCAACATATTCATAATATCACTTCCAGTGGTGTTAAATACACGCAGTATTTCAAATCTTTCTTCTTCAGTCATTTTATTGATTTCAATTAATTGCTCATCTGTTAGTCTAACATAATTTTTTATTTGATGAATGATAAATTTAACTTTTGATGAATATCTGGATAACTCTGGACCAAGGTGTTTTATAAACTCATCAAATGATTGATGGACGATAGTATTATTATACATTTAATAATACTATTTTCAAGTATTCTCTATATCATTTCCATATTACACGTTATAGTAGATTGCACAACAAATACCTTGTAAATATCACATAAGATATTTTATCAAACAATATAAACATTTTTTTTTGATATTATCAATATTAGAATGAATTCTGTTATTGATACACCTGTAAATACTACCACCAATGATAATGCAATTGCTACCGATGTCAAAAAAAAGAGAGGTAGAAAAAAGAAGGAAGATAGTACTCCGGTTACAGAAGAACCAAAAATTCCTAAAAAACGTGGACGCAAACCAAAAGGAGGCAAACTTATCAATGCCCCTATAGATAATAATAAAGATAGTATGTCTATTTCAAATATTATTCTGCATTTAAAATGTTCACTCGCGGACTTAATCAATTCTCATAATGTAGATAACAATCTAATACTTGATCCAATTGAATATATACCAAATCCTCCACCCAATGTCGTAGCATACGATAATAATGAACAAACGTTTTCTCAATTTGGTTCTGTTGATATGCAAATGAGTGATGATAATGATTTTGATAATACACAAATATTAGAACATACTTGTTCTAAATGCAAATCAGCAATTCACGATGATAATGATAATGATAGTGAAATATCACCTCCACCACAGGTTGATGATAGTAATATGAAAGATATTAATATGAAATTAAAACAAATCAAATTACAATTATATCAAAATAGTAATCCTGATAAAAAGTCTGCATGCTTTTGGTGTACGTATGATTATGACAACCAACCTTGTTATATACCTAAACATGAATATAATGGAGAACTTTCTGGTTATGGCTCTTTCTGCCGACCAGAGTGTGCCGTTGCCTATTTATTAAAAGAAAACATTGATGATTCTATTAAGTTTGAACGTTATCATTTTTTGAATAAGGTTTATAGTCAAATTTATAATTTTAAGAAAAATATTAAACCTGCACCAGACCCTCATTATTTACTTGATAAATTTTATGGAAATCTCAATATTCAGGAATATCGCAAGTTAATGAAATCAGAACATATGCTGTTAGTTATTGAAAAACCTATGACCAGAATATTACCTGAACTTCATGATAATACAGATGATATGGAAAATACGGGCATTCATGGGTCTAAAGGTACCTTATCTAAACAATCGGGGGTCTATAAAGTCAAACGAGAAAGCGAAAAACAAAAGGGTCCCACCAAAAATGAAATTATGAAAGAAAATTTTGGATTCTAAAATGTTTATGTGTAATGAAAATACATAAACATTTTTTATTAATTTTGCTAATAATACTATGAGATATTATGGGTGACGAGACCGTCTCGTTTTTATTTTTTTACCACCATTTTTTTTGGAATGAGTTTTGCTTTTATTAGATTTTTTGATTCTTTTTGTTTTTTGATTTTTTCGTGTTTTTATTTTTCCACCTATAGTATGTCTTCTAATTCTCTTTATTCTATATACATTTTGAATGCGTATTTTGGCACTTTTCATAATCATATCTATTAGTTTGATTTCAGTGTCATCAACAAATACATCTACATTAATAAAACCGCCAAGAATATTATTATAACATTCAATAGCAGCTTTATCATTTTTTAAAATATGTTTAAGGTTTGGTAAATCGTTAATGAAATTATTTGTAATGAAACGTATAGACTCAACAGATTGGTTATATTGATTATAATGTTGTTCTAATTGTGATAAATATTTTTTTTCTAATTCAGGTAGTTGAATCGGTGGAGGTATTACTCTTCTTGGAATTCTATATTCTTCTTCCGACATATATACAGAATCAGGCGATGTTGACCGCGAGGTTAATGGAGAGACACCATCATCATCATATAATGGGGAAATACGGGGTGCGCTCATTATTTATTATTATATACTAAACGAATATTATTATAGTCCTCTATTTTTACTATATTATCCTATTACACAAAATACATAAACATTTGTTCTCAACCATTATTATAAATGTCAACTGTATCATGCAATTTAATGGGGGGTCTGGGTAATCAACTATTCCAGATATTTTCTACTATGTCATATGGATTTGACCATAACCGATGCATTGTATTCCCTTTTTCAAAATCATTGACGACGGGAACGATACGCCCTACCTATTGGGAATCATTTTTACAGCATATTTGTAGCTTTACTACAGACTGTACCAAAAACAAATATAATAATTCTATGATTCATAATTTTCCTATATATAAAGAATCTGGATTTTCACACACCTCTATACCTCATTTTGATAATCATCCTGAAATTTTATTGTACGGTTACTTTCAAAGTTATAAATATTTTTTCCATCATAATGAATCACTTTTTTCATTGATTCAACTTAATTCTCAACAAGACGAGATTAAACATAAATATACCGAATTATTTGACACTGAATGTACGTCTGTTTCTATGCATTTTAGGATTGGTGATTACCAACATATTCAACATGCTCATCCAATTCTACCTTATACATATTATGAAAACTCTATACACAATATTATTGATAATCATCCAGGAAAATTACGCATATTATATTTTTGTCAAGATACAGACAATAATGTTATTATACCAATTATCAATCGTCTTACCAATATATTCCCGACAATTGAGTTTGTTAAGGTAGATGATACGATTGAGGATTGGAAACAAATGTTATTGATGAGTTGCTGCAAACATAACATCATTGCCAATAGTACTTTTAGTTGGTGGGGGGCCTATTTTAATCAAAATCCGGACAAACTTGTATATTATCCATATAAGTGGTTTGGACCTGCATTAAAACATAATACTGCTGATTTATTTCCACAAACGTGGAATGAAATTACATATGATATCTAATTTCTAAAAAATTGATTTTTCATTATAGCTATTATTTGTAGTATTATACTACCGTTATCTATACAAGATGCCTGACTACGAACAAACTTATAACTCAGTTATGGCGTTGCCATGTGTTCAACGCATTATTAACAAGAATAAAAAATTACGTAAGGAAAATAAATCTCTTCGTAACTTAATTCAATCGTTGCCTGAATTTCGTAATCAATCCGCCTGCTGTTGCTCTTCTAACCGGTGTTATACCGATGACACTGCTGTTCCTATTAAAATTGAAAAAACAACTAATACTGAGATTAAACATGTAAATTTACCAGTTGAAAATATTGATAGTGACAGTGATATTGAGATTATAGTACCAACTGCTGATTTCAAAGAAAATATTGTTTATGATATTATTGAAGAAATTACGGGAAATACTGAAAAAGAAGTAGACGAATCTGTAGGGGAAGAAGAGGATGTTGAAGTAGAAGAATCTGCTGAGGAGGAGGAGGTAGTAGAGGAAGAAGAAGAAGAAGAAGAAGAAGAAGAAGAAGAAGAAGAAGAAGAAGAAGAAGAAGAAGAAGAAGTAGAATCTGCAGAGGAGGAGGAAGCAGAATCTGCAGAGGAGGAGGAAGTTGAGGTTGAAGAATCTACTGAGGAGGAGGAGGAAGCAGAAGAAGCAGAATCTGCAGAGGAGGAGGAAGTTGAGGTTGAAGAATCTGCTGAGGAGGAGGAGGAGGAGGAGGTAGAAGAATCTGCTGAGGAAGAGGGGGAGGAAGTTGAGGTAGAAGAATCTGCTGAGGAAGAGGAGGAGGAAGTTGAGGTAGAAGAATCTGTAGAGGAAGAGGAGGAAGAGGAGGAAGAAATGGAAGTATTTGAAATTACAATTAACGGAACCGAATATTATACAACAAATGAAAACGATGGTGTTATTTATGCAGTAGATGCAGATGGCGAGGTAGGTGATGAAATTGGTAAATTTGTAAATAAAAAGCCAGTATTTGCATAAGTAATAACAAAATAAAAATCAATATATTTGTATAAGTAATAAAAATATATCATTATTTACGACGTCTTCTCGTATTTTTTTTAGAACGAGTCTTCTGTTTTTTTGTACCACCTGAGGTTGTTCGTCGCTTATTTTCCTCATGTGTTTGTACCTTGCCAACAATTAATAACAATAAGTTGTTTATATCTGTATCTCTATCAATCTTAATTTTTTCTTGACCAGTGGTATCAAACATTTCAACAGAATAACGTTTCTTTTTTGCTGCATTTAACTCGTTTTGTGAGTTTATATCATTTTTTATTGTGATTAACATTTCTGTTACACCAGGAGTTTGTACCTGTATATCTTTACTCCATTTAATAATTGCTCCAACTAATTTATTACTTAATGTACTCAATCTTTGCATAGAGTCCAGTAAACGACTTTTATCTATAGAAGTAATATTACTATCAATGTATTTTTTTTTTAAATTTTTTATTATATCTTCTACTTCATCTGGTTTATCCTTTTCAACTTTTAAAATATATGTACTGAAATTGTTTGAAATATATGTACTGACAGATATTTCATTCGTAGGTCTGTTTGTTTGATTTAATTGTTTATATCCTACATTTTTTGATGGATTACTTGGACCTTCTTCCATTTTTTGTTTATAATCGTTTCCAGATATAGTTTCTTTCAGTTTACTCAATGAAAATATTTGACGATTTTTATCAACAGCCCATTTATTGTTGTCTGTTTGTGGGTTATTAATCAAATATTCTAATTTATTACCCAAACTATCTCCCATATATGGACAATAAATACTGGATTTATTCTTATCATTAATTTCACCATCTATTAAATCTATCATAAAATAAACTTCTCTTGTTGGTTTATTTGATTCCCCCATATTTATATAACTAATACCGGTATTGATATAAGCACTTATATTCTGTTTACTATCACTATCACTATCACTATCACTATTAATATATTTATCGTATATATTATCTAATAATTCATAAAATTCTGTACTATTTTTGTTATTCTCTGCATCATCTGCGGTTTTGCCAGTTAATCCATTAATTAATTTCTGTAAGTATGTATTTGAAGAATTACGTAAAGGTTCAACAAATCCAAGCATAGTAGTCTTAAATTTACGAAATGGTATTTGGTTTGAGTAGTCTTCATGTACTGAATTAATATTTGTTGTGAATATATTTTTTGGATGGTTTTTATCGTTGTCGTCCATATTATATCCTTTTTCGTCTGCCCATTTTTTTAATTTACGATATTCAATAAAAATTTTCTGGTATACTGGATGATTTAATATATCATTTAACCACACTGTTTTTTTGATAGTATATACTTTTCCACCGATGGTTAAATAAGAAAAATAATGTGTTTGAAATGGATTAAACCAAAATGGACGCGTGGATTTTTGATTCTGTATATATTCATATGAAGTTTGTACATCATTAATCACTGGGAATTTTGTTGGAAATAATATTTCTAACATTGTTTTTATATTTTTACGGGTTATACGTTCTCGTACTGAGTAATTACGGTCGTCATAATACGTTGTACCTGTATCGTCATTATCAAGTAACCATCCATATGATTCATACGTTTCAGTTGTTTGTTCACTTGCATTATCGTCATAATAACTATCGTCATCACTATCGTCATCACTATCGTCATCATCTTTCTCATCTTTTTGTTTTGATTTTTGTCTATAATAAGGTCTTAATATATCAATAAAATATTTCTGGTTAAAAAAGAAATTCACTCTATCATGATAATTCATACGGTTTAATCTGGTTATAGGATATTCAATCTCCGATGTAAAAAAAGGAAGATTTACTAAGGTCATTTCTGTATTGATTTCATCATCATCATCATCTGGTTTTGGAATATGTAACATACTACGATTAAACTCCACCATTTCATCTTTACTATTGGTGATATTAGTATAAACAACTACTTTTAACTGTTCAACCTCAAATTCAACTTGTTCCATGTATTGTTCTAATTATATTATATGCATAATTTAATCTATATAATATAACGATTAATCTACTCCCAACCTAAATCTTAAAACTTTCCAGTTCATTATCTTTATTCTGCTGTTTCGCTTTATCAATTACCTTTTTTGCCTTAGTAATTTCTTCATCGGTTACATTTTCCATATTCTCATTTTCTTCTAATATGGTTAAATGATGGTCTTTGAATTCTTCTGGCAATACACAAAACATGCTTTCTTCATCGAATAAAAAATCACTAATAATTACAAAACAACTCATTATAAAGAATGCAATATATATATCACGTGTACCCATCCATGCAATTGTAAAAACAAGCACATATTTGCTAAATGTATATTTTAGATAAGATTCCATTGTTTTACTTAATTTAATATTCACAAAACGTGATACTATATTTAATGTAATAATCATAATACCTGCAAATACTTTACTACCATTCAACGCTTGCACATGTTCATGTATGTATTTTAAATATGAGGAATTTGCAATACTATTTTTTTTGTCAACCATTATACATTGTTATTACATTTAAATTATTCCTATTACTTACATTGCGAACATGCTGATTCTTTGACATTGTCCTCGTCTCTGGAGAATTTTGAAAATAATTCCTTCTCGGTTTTCAACCGATTTTCAATTATTGAGAAGTTACAACTGTCATCACATACATTACATGTATGGTTCGTAAATTCTACGTTTGGAAAAATATGTTTAACCATATCAGGTTTGACCTCACTACCTTTACTTAATAATTTCTTACCTTTGCAATTTTGTTTACGAAAATCACTAACTGTAGTCATACCCTCTTTTTGTTTAGTCATACCTTCTTTACGAGTAGTCATACCCTCTTTTTGTTTAGTCATACCTTCTGTATCAGGTTCCTCATCTTTGTCTGAGTCATTCTGTGTATCTGCTGCATATACATCACTTAATGATGACATGTTTTCTTGCAATTGTGATTTTTTTTTATCACCGTCTTGAATTGTTTTGTCACCCTGGGTTGGGTTGGATAATTCCTCTTTTTTGGAATCTTCAAAATTTTCAAATAATTTATCCATCTTATCATCAGTATTTAGCATATTTTCAACAAAATCACTTTGATAGTAAACAATAACTAATAAACACAATACTAAACCCATATATTTATCTAAATGAGTGTAAAATAACACAATACAGATTGCGAATATTTTTCCTAAAATAGTATTACTCATGTTTACAAATTCAGTTGAATAAGATAACAATGTAATAATGACAATGATTGGAATAAATTGAGCAACAGTTGTTTTCATGATAATATATATTTACTTGTTATTTTTATTAATTGCTTTTTATGAATTTTAATCTCTATTTTGGGGTAGATTACTTTGAATTAAAATCTACGTATTTTTTAAGTAGTAGAGATATTTTATAATGTCCAATTTAATATCGTATGCGAGTACATGGAATAATGATACGAATGAACAGTCTAAACGAAGACCATCGTCTATGAGACGCACATATAAAAAACCACCAGTACAAGATGATGCGAATGAAGAAAATGAAGAATACCATAACCCAACATCTTTAGACAATGTTCAAAATATGAATGAAAATAAAAATAAAAGGGTAAATGAATTGTTAAATAAAATGAGCACTGCAAGTGAACCATTAGAAACAAATAAAATGGGTCAATTCACTCCTATATCTCCTCCATCTATACAAGTAAAATCTGACACTGAAAATCGTGCATCTTCAAGAGAATATGTTCCACCACCGCCCTCATATTTAACTGCATCTAATGCTATGAAATCGGTTTCTGGCGAATCTACTCAGTACAAGGCGAATGATAAATCTGCTGAAGTCTACGACGATTATAGCAAAAGTTATCAACTACCCGCTCGCATGAAAACCACACAGCCTTATTATGCTAATATGGGCATAAGCTCTCATAATAATGATAATAAAATGTTAGAAAAAATCAACTATATGATACATATGTTAGAAGAACAGCAGCATGAAAAAACCAATAATATTACAGAGGAATTCCTATTATATACATTTTTAGGTGTATTTGTTATTTATGTTCTGGACTCTTTTGCTCGTAGTGGCAAATATATACGTTAATTTTTGGAGAGGGATAAACAACATAATGATATCTTATATATATCATTATATGACAATGATTCACGTTGCATGTGGTATTATGTATATGCCAGACCATACTATATTGATGGGACTTCGTAGTAAATCTGGACCCAACCCCTATTACTGGGAATTTCCAGGAGGACAACTTGAAGATGATGAAACACTTGAGGAATGTTTACAGCGAGAATGGATAGAAGAATTAAATCTACAGGTGTCCATTGACCGTTTCTTATATACAACTATACATAAAGATATTTCTTGTCATTTTTTTGTAGGTAAAATTCAAGACATTGAGAACCTGCGAATTAATGTTCATGAATATATTGGTTTTTACCCCAAAAATGAGCTTTATCATCTACGTTTGTTTGAAGGGGATGATAAAATTGTTGATTTATTAGACTAATAGGAAGCTTCGTATAGGGTTAAATGGAGAACCTGGATATACGTAATTGTAACTATAATATGACATGTTTATTGATTGCACCGGGGCGTTTTCTTGTGTGAAATATGCATGGATTGTTTCATTATGACCAATGTTCTCAATAGTGAGAACTTTATAATCTGCATTTGAATGTATTATCTGTCGTAGTACATGTAAAAATCCAATATAAAATAAACGTCCATCCCTACAATTTTGTATACTCGCTACGAGTGATAATGTTTTTGATTCATACGCATCATTATATTGTTTTGTATCCTTTAGAAAGTAAAATCCCAAGATATCTTCATCGTGGTAGAAACATCCAATGTATAATTGTTTTTCTTTTATTTGTAGTGTTATATTTCCAATGTCGGGGAGAACCATGATATCAAACATATGGGTTTTTTGCTCCATGTACGTATTATACGTGAAAAAATCAATATATTTGATTATTGTGGCTGGCGTTAATACCCTCACATTATAAGTAGGTTTCATACGAATGATTTTTTTATTGTTTAAATTGTATGTATAGGCCTTATATGTAATTAATGGACGAATCCCTGCATAAGGTTCTCCATCCTTTTTTAATAAACTACATTGGATATTTTTATTATACATTCGTTGATTGTACTCATGTGTTTGTACCAAGGCCCTGCTTATTTTTATAGAGTCATGTTCTCGGTGTACACATAAAAAGTCCATAAAATATACGGGGATTTGTGTATACACATCTTCGGTCTTTGTCGGGCGTATATACATCTGTACCATCCTTGATGTTATGCATCCATGAAGCTTATTTGATTTCACAATTTCTACCTTTTGTGTAGGTTCTTGTGACTTTACTGTATACTCTGGAACGCAATATGTTGATAAAAATGACACAGCATTTTGGCCTGTATGTAAGCCGTATATATCATTTACTTGTACCATATAATCTACACGTTCTCCAAGTACATAGTTTTCTTGCAAAAATTTGGTGACATCTGTTATTGTTGACATTTTTTCGTCATCTATGTGAACGGTCTTTATATGAATGTCATCTATATACTTCGTTTTATAGGGACCATTTTGTTGCACAACAAACGGCACTTGGTAAAATGATCGTATATAATCATATGTGTGAAATACTGGTTGGTTATTCCAAAATGGGTATTTTATTTTGATAATTGCCCATATGAATATAAACAATGTTATAAATACAACCAAAATATATTGGATTATCATCATCTAATATATTTTGCGAAAAGTCTTTTGACTGGAATACGATTATAATGGACGTTCTAATATATACAAATATTGGTTCTTATCTCCATTACTATCCTTCATACTCACCTTACCATGTTGTATAAACCCATTTTCACTTGCTAATTTTAAAATTGTATCCATATTTTCCATATATATATGTGTTTCGTTTTGACGTATATTGTCGGTTTCCATATCAATAAATGTCTCTTTCACCTCCACTACCAACTCATCATTATTATCAGGAATCTCATAAGAACATTTATATTTATAATCACTAAATGATGCGTTTGATGTTATCGTTCGTTTATCGTTTATATTGTGTGACTCATTTATTGCATCCTCTGCTGGAATCATTTTTGTAAACTTGTCTGTATCTACTAAATGTAACATTAAATAAGAATTCGGTTGCATCCAAAAATAACAATTACGGAAAAATTTCTTTTTATCTTCTAATTGATATATCGTGAAATAAGTACACAATATATGTGTAAATGTTGATTTTTCAAACTGCATTGAGTTCAAGACGTCTCCATATACATACTCTGCGTCTGGATATTTTATTTGGGCATATGTTAACATTTCCTTGGATTTATCAATACCATATACATCATAACCAGCTTGTGTTAATTCATTCACTACATATCCCGTTCCACAACCGACGTCTAAAATATTACTATGCTGTACGGTTGGTTCTGTCATTTCTATGAATTTAATTAGCTCATCTTGAGAACGTCTCGTTGTTTCATGCAATGAATCATAAATATCCACATAAAATTCATCTATACTCTCTTTTCCATATTTATACACAAATGGTTCTTGTTGTGTAAAGCCATCTTGATTGTTTCGGTTGTATAATCTTTTTGAAATAAATACTAACACTGTTATAATGGCTACAATGAGAACCCACCTTAAAAAAAATAAATTTGGATTATTTGAGGTCAATATTGTATAAAAATCATCTAACATTGATTTATTATATAATTTGGTATATAATAAAACTATAATAAAAATAATTATTGATTCCGTAATTGTGTTCGGGTGTGATTAAAAAATCGGTCATTTCCTATTGCTGTATCTACTAAATTAGGATGAGCTGCAGTAGTGAATTGGGGCATTGCAAATAAATCGGGATGTGGTTGCACGGATGGCTTTGAAACAACCGATACATTATACAAATCACTTGCAGAAGATGGTACATACACAGATTGATTTGCACCATGTTGTAATGCGAATGTCTGGTTACGTAGTACGGTTTCTACATCTACATTTCGGTTAAATCCACTTGTGGGGGCAGTATCATTACCAGGGTTAAAATTGTTCATCGTATTGTGTTCTGGATATGGTAATTTGGGCTCAGTCATGGAACGAGCATTTTTTACTATTGGAAAAAGGGTTCTTTTCGTTTGTACTGGGCGAAGGTCATAATGGGGCTCTAATGGACTATCTGGTATATTACGGCTACTAAGACGACTATTTATTTCATCTACGCGTTCAAATTGACCATATGCAACACCTGATGGTATTCCGTGTATATTTTGATTTTCTTGTAAATTCATATTTTAACTAAACTATATACAGTAATGGATATTTTATTTTACAATTAAAATATTAATGGTATAACCACCAAACGCTTAAATGGGCTTATATAAATAGCCCATAGTTATAAAGATACTATTTCCTAAGTGCCATATCGTTCTGTTTATATGATTCCATTTTTGGTCATTTTTAAAGTAATTATATATACCAAATAAACCTGACACCAATGGTACTGAACAAATTGGTGTATTTATAACTGCTACCATTACGGTAGAGAAATACATAGAATGTTTTATTATTTCTACATTGGATACCATTTTCATAATAGCATACATATGGATGAATCCTGACACTTGTTTTTCGGGTAACAAATAATTACCACAACATAATATGATTGTCATTCCATCTAAACATTCAAATATTCTTAATGTTACATTATTTTTTGAAGTATTTTCTATTTTATTTTCGCTATCTGTTTCTTTATCCTTTATTTTGAGTTGATTATCGTAAATATGATACATACTACTGCATAAAGATAATTTGGCCATATTCTGTTGCACTTGTAATGGTAATTTAAACCATATGGGTAATACTGCAAATACACCTGATGAGATTCCTGCTGATATCATTATTATATGTTTATAGTAATGATCTTTTATGTTTTTTTCTTAAATAATACACAATAACCTATCGTGAATTGATTAACATTACTTAATAATTCTGTCATTTTCTCAGGTGTATTATATTGGTCTAATTGGTTTGAAATAAGATTAGACATATGCAATGTATAGTTGTATAAGAATTTTTTTATTTCATTATATGCGGTTTGTAATGTATTATTTTGTTGAATTATAGGATGAACATGTTGTAAACATCTTTGTATTTCTTGATTTTGTAATAGAAAAATATCTCCTTGACTTTTAAATGCTGTAATATCCAAATCATATTTTTCTTTCAAATAATTATAAAAAAAAGGAGAAAATCCTGCATAAAAATGATAAGGTTCTTGGTGAATACCTGATGTAAATGGTGCAGTTATTAAAATATTTCCTCCATGTTTACATAAACGTACAAACTCTTCCATTGCTTTTATTGGCTCAGGTATATGTTCAAATACTTCAGTGCAAATAATAAAATCATATTCACTGTCTGGCATTGGTATTGCATCTATGGGTGAATAAATATCATGTTGTTTTTCTCCTTTCTCTCCACGAAATGTATCGGTTATATTACTATTTTCGTCAAACTCGTGACTTGTATAATTACAATGATTAAAATAATTCTTATATGGTTTTGCACCCGAACTAACATCTAATACTTTACTACCATTTGGTATACTGTTTGCATGTTTTTTTACAAATTCATCTCGTAATTGTGGATTGAAATTTCTATTACCAACATGTTTTGAAAACTTTTGTAATAATTGATCCATATTATTAACTAACCCAATTGTATATTTATATTATTTATAAATATATAAAGTTTACATTATTATATAAATTATAATAATGCAAAATTATACAGACAGTCCTTATAAACAAATTCCTACTGATTTAGCTTCAATATACACGATGGATAATCAAATTCCTGTTTTTGATTGGTGGTTAGATAATAGAAATAATGATAATATAATTTGGAATGACCATTTTATTACTGAGTTTTGTAATAGATTTACTCCTGACAATATACGAAATAATAAAGAGGGTACATCTGATTATGGTCATGAGGTGTGTGTTAACTTACTTAGGTCTTTTGAAGATTATAATATTAGAAACCAAAATGTAGCGGTTGTTGGCTCATTAACACCGTGGATTGAAGCAATTCTTATTAATATGAATAATACTGTAACTACCATTGAATATAATGTTCCTGAAAGCAATTATAAAAATGTTGTATGTAAAGACTATTTTCAATATTTTGAGAACAACACGAATACATTTGATTCTATTGTTTCATTTTCTTCTATTGAACATAGTGGATTGGGAAGATATGGTGACCCGTTAGACCCTGATGGTGATTTAAAAACAATGCAAGTTGTTCATAATAATTTAAAACCTGATGGATTATTTATATGGGGTTCTCCTGTTGGTAAAGATGCTTTAGCTTGGAATGCACATCGTGTATATGGACCAATACGCTTACCACTATTATTTCAACATTTTAAAGAAATTAATTGGTATGGCCATTCAAAAGAAAAATTATTTGACCAGAAAGTTAGAAATAATTCTTATCAACCAGTTGTAGCTCTACGCAAAATATATATTTAAATAGCCTGATTTACAACCACTATATAATATTTGTTGGAAATGATATGAAAATATTGATTTTAACTAAGATATTATAATCAATGGAAAGTATTGGTAAATATACATATGGAAAACCTACCGTATATTCATGGGGGAAGGAGCTAAAATAATTATAGGTAATTTTTGTTCAATTGCAAAATGTGATATATATATTGGTGGCAATCATAGAACTGATTGGGTAACCACATACCCGTTTGGTCATATAAATAAACAACCGTTTAATAAATTTAATGGTATTGGTCACCCAGCTACAAATGGAGATGTAATTATTGGTAATGATGTATGGATTAGTAATAATGTAACTATAATGTCTGGTGTAACCATTGGAGATGGAGCTGTTATTGCAAATAATAGTCACGTTGTAAAAAATGTAGAACCGTATAGCATAGTTGGTGGGAATCCAGCAAAATTAATTAAATATAGATTTACAACAGAACAAATTGCAAAATTATTAGAAATTAAATGGTGGTATTGGGACGACGACAAAATAAATAAATATACGCCATTACTGTGTAATAATATTGACGAATTTATAAAATCAGCTTGTTAATTATTACTATTGTAAAAATAATAATATAATAATATACCAAATGTATATAAAATTATTATTTTTATACATTTATAATGGAAGTTAATACAGAAGACCATAAAATTATATTACAAAACCAACTGTTTTTAAAACAAACACATGGATTAGATGTTGATGCAAATATAGTAGGAAAATTATTGCAATTTCATAAATCATTAAAATTAAATTATGGTTCATTTGCAGAAGAGTTACCTGAGCAAATATTGGCACTAATGTTTTTAAAAGGAGATGAAAAAGTATTAGAAATAGGAGGTAATATAGGTCGTAATTCATTAATTATTAGCTCTATTTTAAATAATAGTGAAAACCTGGTTGTAATTGAAAGTGATAAAGATATTGCAAAACAATTACAAGAAAATAAAATATCGAATAACTTTCATTTTCAAATTATTGATAAAGCATTATCTAATAGAAATTTAATACAAAAGGGGTGGGTTTCTATTGAGTCTAATGTATTATTACAAGGTTATAACCAGGTTGATACTATTTCATATGATGAATTTAAAATACAATATAATATTAATTTTGATACATTAGTGATTGATTGCGAAGGAGCTTTTTATTATATTTTATTTGATATGGTTGATATATTAAAAAATATCAAAACGATTATAATTGAAAATGATTTTTATGACTATAACCAGAAATTATATGTAGACCATATTTTAATTGAAAATAACTTTAAAAAAGTATTTTATTCACCATTACTAACCCATCCAGGTGGGTTTCCTAATACAAGAAATGAATTTTATCAAGTTTGGAAAAAAGAATAATACAAACGTATATAAACACTACTCTACATATTATATGTATACCAAAGGAAACCATGGTCGTTATTTGTGACAAACCTTACCCATCTAATTCAAAGTATGAATCTCATTTTGAATTATATCCTTATTCTCTCAGCGATTTTCAAAAGTACGCAATTGAATCCATTGTTGAAGGTAATCATGTATTAGTTACTGCTCATACTGGTTCAGGCAAAACACTCCCCGCTGAGTTTGCCATCCAACATTTTGTAAATACAGGGAAAAAGGTTATTTATACAAGCCCAATCAAAGCATTATCCAATCAAAAATATTATGAATTTACACACAAATACCCTGACATCTCGTTTGGTCTTTTCACGGGAGATATCAAAACAAACCCGAATGCTGATGTACTTATTATGACTACCGAAATCCTAATGAATTATTTATTTACTTCTCTCAATACCGAAAAACAAACACAATCAGAAGACTCTACCCTATTACAATTCCAAATTGATATTCAAAAAGAACTTGCATGTGTTGTTTTTGATGAAATTCATTATATTAATGACGCCGACCGTGGACAAGTATGGGAAAAAACCATTTTGATGTTGCCAAGACATGTTCAAATGGTCATGTTATCTGCTACCATTGATAATCCCGCGGGTTTTGCAGATTGGTGTGAACGCGGAGAAGCTGAAAATTGGGGGAAATCCGTATATTTGGCATCAACCGCTCATCGTGTTGTTCCATTAACACATTATGGATTTGTTACTACTACCGAAGCCATTTACAAATCCATACGGGATAAAGTTGTACAACAGGAAATACGAGATACTACAAACAAACTTATTCTCTTGCAAGACCAACATGGTAAGTTTAATGAACCTGGATATAAGAAAATTGTCAAACTCGATAAATATTTTAATGATAATCGGGTTTTTATGAAACGGAAACATGTATTAAACCAATTGGGCACTTTCTTATATGAACGCGAAATGTTACCCGCTATTGCCTTTGTGTTTTCACGGAAAAATGTGGAAGCATGTGCAAATGATATGACTGTCCCTCTATTGGAATTTGATAGTAAGGTGTCATATACTGTGCGAAAGGAATGTGAACAAATTATTCGTAAGTTACCTAATTTTGAAGAATATTTACATTTGCCGGAATATCAAAATCTGGTTTCATTGTTAGAAAAGGGAGTCGGTATTCATCATTCTGGTATGATTCCTGTATTAAGAGAGATTGTTGAACTCATGATTTCAAAAAAATACATCAAACTATTATTTGCCACAGAATCTTTTGCAATTGGCTTGGATTGTCCCATTAAGACTGCCATTTTTACGGGGGTTACTAAGTTTGATGGACGAGGGGAACGTCATCTAATGTCACATGAATATACTCAAATGGCTGGGCGAGCCGGACGACGCGGCATTGATACAATTGGCCATGTTGTTCATTGTAATAATTTGTTTCCTCACCCGTCACAGGGTGAATATCAAGCCATTATGGGCGGGATTCCACAAAAATTAGTATCCAAATATTATATTTCGTATTCACTGATTTTGAATTTATTGAAAAACGGACAGACCAAAGACTTTCATCTATTCTCGCAAAAAAGTATGGTTCATCGTGAAATTTGTAATTCTGTACAGGGTCAAATACTTGAAACTACTGAACTAAAAAATGCTATTGCCACTAAAGATAAATATGTACAAAACGCAAGAACATCCTATGAAATTTGTAATGACTATATTGATACATTACACATATTTAATACTACCAATAATAAAAAACGTAAACAAGCGGATAAACAATTACAGCAACTCAAGTATACCAACCGATATTTAATGGATGACGTTAAACGGGTTCAAGAATGGAATGATATGAAAACTAAATATAAAAATGATATGGATTCTCTTGCAAATACTGAACAATTTATACAAACTCAAACATTAACTGTATGTAATGCATTAGAAACATTCGGGTTTATTTCTATTGTTAATGATACTGACGAATACCAATTGACTGATATGGGAATTATTGCATCCAACATAGCAGAAATACATTCTCTTGTTGTTCCTTCCTTAATCAGTAAATGGAATTATTTCGCCGACTTTTCACAAGAACAGATTATTGGACTATTTTCATGTTTCACTGATGTAAAGGTTCCAAGTGATTGCCGATTAAGTTGTCCTAATACTGACGATTCTTTTTTAAAGTATCGTATACAAGAAATCTCTCAGGAATTTCAAAAATATGACGATTATGAAGGTGACAATAATATGATTACCGGTATTAAATATGAGGGTGCATTACAATTTGATATTATTGATATTTCCATGAAATGGTGCAGTTGTCAATCCATTGAAGAATGTAAGTTATTTATTCAAACTGATTTGGCAGATAAATCTATATCTATTGGAGACTTTACCAAAGCAATGTTAAAAATCACAACCATCGTAAAAGAATGGATGAACGTATTTGAAATTATTGGTAATATAGAGGCTTTACATAATTTTACTGGCATTGAAATCCTACTTTTGAAATATATTACTACCTCACAAAGTTTATATGTATAAAAAATTGATTCTTATATGTTAGTATATTCAGTATCAACATGTACAGGCATTTTATGCATAATTACAACATTCCATTTTACGGTCCATACTATTCATATTACTCAATACGATGTACTTTTATACTGATAACTACCATAATGATATTGATGATTCTGGGAGCACTGATACTTCCAGTAGTAGTAGTATTGAATCCTACAACAATACAAGTGTAATAATAGATTTATACGGCGAAGGACACTTTGATAGTGATAGTGATAGTGATGGTGATAGTGATAGTGATAGTGATAATGATGAAATAAATGTAGAAGACTCACTCCATTTCTATAGTGAAAAAATACATAATAAATATTACATTGGTTTATCTCATATTTATAATAGTAATAATAGTCAACAATTATTATTATCTACATCTGTTTCTGCCCACGTCTTTTTCAAACATTCATATGATAATATAAATAATTATTTATATTATTATGGATTAACCCGTATACCAAATCATCAAGTTCAAATTCTACAAGCCGATATTATACAAGAGGGCGGATTTGAAATTGTTTCGGTTATTAATAAAACACATTGGGTACGACTCGTGCAAAGACATTGGAAAAAAATATATAAACAACGTAACGAGTTGATTCAACAGCGAATCTTACCAGAAAACCTATTTTACAATGAAGTTCATGGCAATTATCCAATCAGTATGTCGTATATACCCACATTACATGGTATGTTATCTCAATACAATAACACTGATTAGGTAACATGATTATTATTTGTCTAATGTCATTAAATATAAAAATTGATTAATATCTATCAAGAGCTCATCACGAATACTTAATAGTCCAGTATCTTTTTTTTTACAACTATTTTCCATATTTACTAAAAACTCACGAAATTCGTAAATATTATGATTAAATTCCTTTGTTGTGTTGTTATCTAATAGACGTAAACTCTTTTCTATCATTTTTACACGTCTGTTTTCTTTACCCAATAACACCTCAACAAACTCATCTATATGTTTATTTAATCTCTCATATAATTCATCTGTTGCTTTATGTTGCGAATAGGAACGAGTTTTCCAATGATATAATTTTACCATATTCAACATTTCTAAAAATTTTTTCACAATATATGCATTTCGTTTATTTCTTGATTCTATTGGCTCAACTTTCGCGGTTTTACGTATTTTCTTATTTGGATGTTTGCGGGTTTTCATTATTATACATTATTCAAAGAAGATATTTTATTACAATGGTAGGTTATCAAGATATCTAAGAATATAAAATTGATTTAAACATATATACTTAAACTCTTGTAATTATTAACAAAGATGTCAACATCATTATGTATATCAACAGAACCTATACTATTTACACGGTATTTGTATAATAAAACGGAGGTGAAACAATCATTGTTTATATCGCTATTGCAGCGCGATTTGGATGAAGCAATGTTTTGGGCATATGAATTATATTTTTCAGGATTTGATACTGATGCATTTGACTATATTATCAATGTATACAGAGAAGCTTACTCAGTATTAAATCCAAATTTAGTGTTGTTCCTTGAAAAAATGGTTATTATCTGGTCTAAAGATAAATCGGCTCATTGGACGATTGGTTCAATTATTACTACTCTTATTTACAGAGATTATGATATTAACGCATTCGTTACTACCTATTTCAAAGTAAATTGTAAACCAAATCAAGCGAGTACAAAAACAACTCGCAAATTTATTATTACATTAACGAATCCAGATGTTGAAAAATACAAAACTATCACATCTGGGAGAGCTGATACTGTATTACGACGCGCATGCAAATATGCAGTTTATAAAGAATATAATCAATTATTTGGTACAAGTGTACCTAAATTAAGTGATTTACAAAATATTTATTATTACCATTGGCTATATTACTGTTTAGATACTCCTATATGGAGAAACCGTATTTTTAAATACAATGGCCAGATAAATCATGAAAAAAAGAAGATTATATTTGATGATGAGGATTCTTTACAGGAGTTTTATGAGCATTGGGGATATTATCCAGATGAACAGCCTATGCATGTTGACGATAAAACTATTGGTAGTACATTTCCTAATAAAAATATATCAATCATGGAGTTTTGTAACAAATTTAATGGAAATCCTACTGTTAAAAAAATTAAAACGAATATTAACCATCATGACAACCCAAACTCAGAAACAGCGATTATTACTAATTCTATAGAGTACACATAATATTATCGGTCTATATGATATATCAATGAACATTTTTCAAAACGTAAAAATCCACACAAAATTACTCGTTCTTCTTGCGTCTTTCATATTTTTTTCCATAATATATATGTTTTTAGACGATAGTCACTTTAGCGGTGTTAATTTTATAAAAGATACCATTAAAAAAGAGGTTATCAAAAAAAAAATAAATAACGAATTACAAGATAAGGCAAGTGATCCTATGGAAGCGTTTGGTAATTCATTTTCTAATCAATACCAAAAACATGTTGATAAAGCAAAAACAGATATTGCCATGGAGGACGCTGCAAAAAATGTTTCGAAAGATGTTGAGGTTGCTGAAATTAATGAAGACAAGATTAATGTACCCCCGTTTCAAATGTTTTTTGACCGTGCCTATTTTTCTATGAACACATCTTGCTTATTGGGCTATGGCGATATATTTCCAGTTTCCAATATTGCTAAGTTAATTTCTATGATGCAAAGTTTTATTACTGTTTCTATCATTGTTTTCTAATGACATATACCAAGGGTTCCTATCCCTTGACAATGTGGGCATTTACAATATTGTCTTGTGCGTACACTTCTATCGGTTTCTTCACAATATGCATGTAACGATATATTACAACGAATACAAGTTACTTTATCTTTTGATTCTATATTTTCCAAACATATTATACATTCGTCTACTTGATTATGCATTGATACTGAGTTTCCCATTTTATATTATCTATGCTTTCTTATTTTGGTGTAAGATAATTAGTTACAGGTTTTCAATTTTTTACAGTTTATCGTACTTTTTTCCATACAATGGAGAACATTATTTGTAAATTGGGTGTCTATATATCTTTCAAAAAATATATAAACACATATTATATTCTATATTATGTTTCAAATGTTTTCTCTCTTACTCTTATCAACAAGTATGTTGGCTATATCTCTTGCCAGAATCAATGAATATATTCCTTCATCCAATATTGAAGACCATTTAATTACACACGATAATTTAAATTATTTGCAATTACCACAATCTTTCTCTTGGAGCAATGTGGACGGAACTAACTATTTAACCAAAAACCTGAACCAACATATTCCCGTGTACTGCGGTAGTTGTTGGGCACACGGGAGTATTAGCGCTCTTGGTGACAGAATCAAAATTGCACGTAAAGCAGCATGGCCGGATATTAATTTAAGCATTCAATTCCTATTAAATTGTCAAATGGGGGGTAGTTGTAATGGCGGAGACCATATTGCTACATACAAAGCCATTAAAAAATACGGGTCTATTCCATTTGAAGATTGTATGGTTTACCAAGCGTGTAGTTCTGGTTCAAGAGAACCTGCTTGTCAATCTAAAACTGATTTTGTTTGCACACCTAACAATATTTGTAGAACGTGCAATACGTTCACCTCTAATGGGGGTGTGTGTAATCCTATCACACAATATCCTAATGCTACTATCGCTGAATTTGGAGCTGTCAAAGGTAGCCTTGATATGATGACTGAAATACAGAAAAATGGACCTATCGCGTGTGGTATTAATGCCGAAGAAATTCTTGATTACAGTGGAGGTGTGCTTGACCTTCCTAATAAATTAAAAATGATTAATCATATCATATCTATTGTTGGGTGGGGGTATGACGAAGACCTCGGCAAACAATATTGGATTATTCGTAATTCTTGGGGCAGCTATTGGGGGGAATTGGGTTTCATGCGTCTTGTTTTAGGCGAAAATCAACTTGGTATTGAAAAAACATGTGCATATGCTGTTCCTGGCGATTGGACTTTACAAAACTTTCCTTGTTATGAAGATGGTAGTAACTGTTTGTAATTATTATATGTTTATTATATAACTTATAATGTCATCTAAACACCAATTTACTACAGACCAATATGAGTATCCATATGATTTACCACCTCCACCGGAGTTCCCACCTCCACTAACATCACCTCAATCACAAATAAGTCTTACTCCTGATTTACCTAGACGTATCTCGTTACCAAAGGTTATTGAATCAAAATCACCTGGAGTTATCTCGTTACCAAAATCAACTACTAAAAGGAAAACACCTCTATTAAGTAGATACGATAAAAACCAATTTACACACAAGGACGTCCCTATAAATGCAAATCAATATAACTGGTTGAAAGACAATATTGATGTGGAGGGAGGCGAGGGAGAGTATGGAGACGAATACCTCAATATTCATGCTGCAACAGAAGCCCAAAAACAAGCCGTAGAAAAGAGAATAGACAGCATTAAAGATAATTCGTATAATGACCCGGACGCAGGTGATTACGTGAAAAAATACTTTAATATTGCTAATTATAATAATGAACAACGAGAGGGTAACCATAATAATGAACAACATGCAGAAAATGATAAAAAAATGTGGATGATGAGAAACCGAATTGAAGACGCGGAGAAAACTATCCAAAAAAATGCAGATATAATGGATATACTTTTAAGAGGTGGAGTAGACGGCCCGACTATGACAAACAAGTTTAAGGAGGCTATGTATAATGGGAAAGACCCCAAACAAATTAAGAGGAGAGAAAATGCTAACCTTTTTATAGAGGATAAATTGAAGAAACTTCCAGATTTCGTTGGTGGTAAAAAACGAAAGCAAACACTAAAACGAAAAAAATCAAAAAGAACAACTAACAAAAAACAACAACGCAAACGTAACGCTCGCGGGAAATCGCGGAAAAAATAAATAATATTATATTACCGTTATTATATTATTATAACACTCTACTTGCAGAATAATCCTTTTGACATCGTTTTGATTATTTTGTTATCTAATCTCACTTGTTCCTCTTCTACATCTCCCAAAATCACTCGCATCATTTTGTAGCAGAAATTATAATCGCGTGTATCCATTTCTTCACACTTCGGGTGAGCGGTTTTCCATTGAGGAACTGTTCTGTAATTATTCATTGTTATACGAGTTAATATCTTACGTAGCTTAGTTAGCTCATCTGTGTCTTTACACCATTCGTTTTGGTCTTTGATGTACATTGTTTCGCGCTTGATATCTGTACAATGAATCGGTCGCTTCGTGATGTCCATATCCTTTAACCGGTCCATGATTAGCTTTGTCATACCATTCACATACCCATGATGCCCTATGTATTCTATTTCCTCTATATTCACATTCATATTACCGAGGAAGTCGTTTATGTTCATTGCATCCTTGCAGGTATCGTTCAAGAAAAAGTTAAGATTGAACTGAGTGTTGTTGTTCGTGGTGTTGTTAATTGTTTTTCCTTCTTTACATATTTCTATCATCTGTGTTTGTGTTTGTTGCAGCAGTGATTGTGTATCTTGCATTTGTTTATTTTGCTCGACCATAAGTTGTTTAAATTCTTGATTTTCACGAAGCAATTCCAAAACAAGATTTGGTTGGTTATCATTTATATTCATTGATACTGGTGTATCTATGGGTTCATTCACATCATTTACGGTTTCTATATAGTTACATTTCTTTTTATGATACCATAAACTATTTCGGGCTTTATATACCTTACCACATTCGCAGTCAAATGTTTCGGCGACTTTTGGCATTTTATTTGTTCTATTTGTTCTATTTATATGTTTTGCAGTCAGTATATGTTTGTTCCAATTACTATGTTTACTGCATTTAAAGTTACAATCAATACATGAAAATAATTCGGCATTTTTCGGCATTTTTTTTGTTCTAAATGTTCTATTTATATGTTTATTCGTGTTATTATGTAATTCGTGTAATGTGGTTGTTTTAAAATATATATTACACGTATTACAGTGCAACTTTTCTTTCTTTATTTTGGGAGTTGGTAATGGTTCGATTGAGTTTAATGTTGCCTTGTATTCTTTAAAATATTCTTGTTCACATTTTCTTGCTGTATAATGGTCTTCACAATTACGAAATGCTATTATTTCCATTATCCAATTATTCCATCCACCATGTTCGCGTATATAATTATATAATTTACAGTTATAGCTTAGGCATTTCATATTTATACAACTCTGCTTATGTGCATGTTTTCGTTGAACAAAATTAGTAGTGTGACCAATATACATGTCCGTTATTTCTGGATTTATACAGTAAATTTTGTAAAAAATTGTATTTGAATAATCAACTTCAACTTTGGGCATATTATCTTATTATATATTATTACAGTATAAGATTAATCTTATATCATTATAAGATTAATATAAGATTTACTAAACATCCGCCAAATTTACTAATACAAAGTTACACGAAAAAGTATGCAGTCAAATAATTTATAGAAAACTGGGATTTGCTGCATTATGCTTTAAACTGGAATTTCGTATATTTCTGAAAAAAAGTGGTTGCACTTTTCCAGAATTGGACATTTTCAGAATGTCCTTTTTTGCTATATACGAAACACTTTTTTATTTT